TGAGCCCATGCGCAGCTGCGATCGCGGCAATCTCGCGTTGTTGCGCGGCGCGCATGGCGGAACGATGGAGCGCGGACAGCACGCGCGCGGCATAGTCGGCGCCGAGCGCGGGCAGGCGCGCGAGCGTGGTGGTGACGGTTGATTGTTGGTGCTTGGTCATGTCGTCGGCTTTTGGGTTGTTGGCGCGCCCGAAGGCGCGCGGGTTGATGATCAGGCTGCGACAGCATCCGCAGCGCCGCGCAGGTATGCAACAACTAAGCGCATGTCGTCGGCGTTGACTGTCCACGCCGGTACGCCGGCGTCTAGCGCGAGCCCGAGCCCGTCCGGGCGGTCTAGTAGCGTGCTGATGTAGTAGCGGCTCGCGAATTGTCCGCGCGGTGTGTGCATATGCGCGCGATCGTAGAATTCGATCATCGGTTTGTCGTTGTTAATCAGGCAATCGCCGAGCCCGTAAGCATCGCCCGTGCGAACGATGCGGACGTTAAAACGTGAGAGTGTGAGCATGTCAGTCTCCAGTTAGCGCGCTGCACCGCGCAGCGCATGAACAGCATCTTGCCACAACATTTGTGGCAGTGCAAGCGATTTGCATGACCCATTGAGAGATGGGTCGCGCTGGGTTTAGATGGGGTCATGGTAAAGGCGCCGATTTTCATAGGGCGATGGGTCAAATGGGTTATTGGTTTATAACTTTTAATCAAAAAATGATTTTGTTTTATAGGTGAAACGGTAACGGCTAGACCGCTGGGGACGCGCCCGCAAACGCTGGCGCCAAAAAAAATGTCATGACCCATTGACCCATTTGACCCATGCCGACCCCGTTTGGCCCGCGTAAACGCAAGTTGCAACTCAAAAGGTCATGACCCATTTGACCCATTACCGATTCGACTTTGAAGGGTCATGACCCATTTGACCCATCAAACGCAACGACCGATACCCGATACCCGTGACCCATTTGACCCATTGACCGCATCAATTGACCTTGCCGACCGTGACCCATGTGACCCATAGCCCATTGCCCAGGGTAGCGTGACGTTATAACGTAACATCCGTGTGACGTGATAACATAACGCTGGCAGCTCGGGGCCGCGTGGCGAGAGCCCCCGGTGGGGGCCGGCGACCGGGCCGGTCAAAAACGGAGGGGTCGCACAAATTTTTTTGCAAAATGCTATAATTATTTGCAACACTATTTGCAGCACATCATCTGGCCATGACCTTCCAATCCTTGCCGCTTACCGCGCGCAAACTAGAGGCGACCGAGGCGCGCTTGCAGCGCATCTACGAGGCTGCCAAGTTGGGTCTAAAAGGTGACTCGCTGGCGTTGAAGGCTGGCATGTTGCCGACCGAGTATCGGCGTCTGTGCGAGATGGACCCCATCGCCGAAATGGCAGAACAGAAGGGACGCGCTGACGCAGAAGGGGCGCTTGCGGCTGTTATGATGGACGCCGCGCTTTCCGGCGACACCAAAGCGGCGCTGGAGATCCTGCGCCATCGGCACGATTGGGTAGCTAAGCAGCAAGTGCAGATCGACGTAGCGCAGCAGATCAGCGTAATATCGGCGCTTGAGAAAGCAGAGCAGCGCGTCATCGACGTGCAGGTAACAGAGCGACTGGAGCCAACACTTGCAACAGCCGATTTACAACGCCTCTGATGAAATGCTCTTGATGACGCGGCTCTGGCAGCCGCGCATCAAAGACGACCCGGAAGCGTTTGTAAACTTTGCGTTCCCGTGGGGGCAACACGGCACGCCACTGGCCAACTACAAAGGCCCGCGCAAGTGGCAGCGCCAGGTGCTGCGAAAGATTACGCAACACATCAAAGACAACAGTGGGAGGGTTGATTACAACGTCTTGCGGTCTGCGGTTGCATCAGGCCGAGGGATCGGTAAGTCCGCGCTAGTGTCATGGCTCGTGCTGTGGATGCTCTCGACGCGCATTGGCTCGACAACCATCGTGTCGGCTAACAGTGAGGCGCAGCTCCGCAGTATTACCTGGTCAGAGATCACCAAGTGGCTGGCGATGATGATCAACAGCCATTGGTTTGAGATCAGCGCAACCAAGGTCGCACCGGCTAAGTGGCTGGCGGAGATCGTCGAGCGGGACTTAAAAAAAGGCACGCGCTTCTGGTCCATCGAGGGGCGTCTATGGTCGGAAGAGAACCCGGACGCTTACGCCGGTCTGCACAACCTGGACGGCGTGTGTTTGATCTTCGATGAGGCGTCAGGTATTCCAGACTCGATCTGGCAGGTGGCCGCTGGTTTCTTCACAGAAAACACGCCGCACAGGTTTTGGTTTGCTTTCTCCAATCCGCGCCGCAATCAAGGCTACTTCTTTGAGTGCTTTAACTCTAAGCGCGACTTCTGGTCGACAGAAAACATCGACGCCCGCGACGTTGAGGACACCGACAAGCAGGTCTACGAGCAGATCATCGCGGAGTACGGCGAAGACTCAATACAGGCCAAGGTCGAGGTGTACGGCGAATTCCCCAGCGCGGGCGACGACCAGTTCATCGGACCCGCGCTGGTCGATCAGGCGTTTGGCCGACCCAAGCACAAAGACGAGACAGCGCCAATTGTGATCGGCATCGACCCAGCCAGGTCGGGCGGTGACTCAACGGTCATCGCGGTGCGCCAAGGGCGTGACATTATTGCGATTAAGCGGTACCGGGGCGATGATACGATGACGACTGTGGGGCACGTCATCGACGCGATCGAGGAATACAAACCGACGCTGACGGTGATTGACGAGGGTGGGTTGGGGTACGGCATACTTGACCGGCTGGTCGAACAGCGGTATAAGGTGCGTGGGGTCAACTTTGGCTGGAAAGCCAAGAACCAAGTGATGTGGGGTAACAAGCGCGCTGAGCTGTGGGGTGCGCTGCGGGACTGGTTAAGAACCGCGTCGATCGCGCCAGACAGGCAACTGAAGGCGGATCTGACCGGGCCTAAGACCAAACCCGACTCAAGCGGTACGATCTTCTTGGAGAGCAAGAAGGATATGAAAGCCAGGGGTCTAGCTTCTCCTGACGCCGCCGATGCGATCGCGGTGACGTTTGCATTTCCAGTCGCCTCCCGCGAGCCCCGCGCAGCCACGCCCCGTCGCCACTACAGCGACCGCACCGCAGGCGCAACCGGCTGGATGGGCGCATGACCAAGAAGTCTGTCAGCCTGTCAGTGGGACGCGGCGAGAAACGCCCCACCAGCCAAGGCGCTGGGCTGACGGCCAAGGGGCGTGAGAAATACAACCGCGCGACCGGCAGCAACCTCAAAGCGCCTGCGCCTAGCCCCAAGACAGAAGCAGACAAGGGGCGCAAGGCGAGCTTTTGTGCACGCATGGGCGGGGTAGCCGCCAAGGCCAAAGATGGCGAACGCGCCAAAGCGGCGCTCAAACGATGGAAGTGCTGATATGAAACCAGGTCTTTACAGTAACATCAACGCCAAACGCGAGCGCATCAAAGCCGGATCGGGCGAAAAGATGCGCAAACCTGGCGCTCCGGGCGCACCCACTGCCAAAGCGTTCAAAGAGAGCGCTAAAACAGCCAAGAAGAAATAGCCATGCCACTCGTCAAGTCGCCCAGCAAAGCCGCCTTTCGCAAGAACGTAGCGGCTGAAGTCAAGGCCGGTAAGCCCGTAAAACAGGCTGTGGCCATTGCGTACTCCACCAAACGGCAAGCCGCCAAGAAGAAATAATGGCCTACGACCCGACAGGCATCATTGGCGCGGCAGAAGTCTCGGATGTAGGCGGCGCGCCGGACAAAGACACTGCGCATAAGCTGTCGCAGATGCGCAGTCGCTTCAAGATGGCGGTGGCCGCGTACAGCGACACGCGAGAAGATCAGTTGGACGACCTGCGGTTTATGGCAGGCTCGTCCGACAACCACTATCAGTGGCCAGCGGATGTGCTGTCAGTACGAGGGTCGGTGCAAGGCCAGACCATTAACGCGCGCCCGTGCCTGACGATCAACAAGCTGCCGCAGCACGTGCGGCAGGTGACGAACGAGCAGCGGCAGAACAGGCCGTCGCCCAACGTCATTCCGGTCGACGACGACGCAGATATCGAAGTCGCGGAAATCTTTGACGGCATGATCCGTCATATCGAATACATTTCAGACGCCGATGTAGCGTACGACACCGCTTGCGACAATCAAGTGACGTACGGCGAAGGCTACATTCGGATTCTGACCGAATATTGCGACGAGACGAGCTTTGATCAGGACATCAAGATCGGTCGAATTCGCAACAGCTTTTCGGTCTACATGGATCCAACAATCCAAGACCCGTGCGGTGCGGATGCCGAGTGGTGCTTTATCACCGAAGACATCCTAAAAGCCGATTACGAGAGGATGTACCCCAACGCCATGCCGGTCAGCTCGATCATGGTGCAAGGCGTGGGCGACCAGGCGCTGTCGCAATGGCTGTCTGAGACGACAGTGCGGATTGCAGAGTATTTCTACTGCGATTACAAGGCAGAAACGCTCAATTTGTACCCTGACGGCACGACGACCTATCAAGGCACGCCACAGGACAAGATGCTGCGTCAAATGGGCCTAAAACCGACCCGTCAGCGCAAATTGCAGGCTAAACGCATCAAATGGTGCAAGACCAACGGCTACGAGATCATCGAAGAACGCGAGTGGGCGGGCGCGTACATCCCCGTCATCCGCGTGATCGGTAACGAGTGGTCGATTGAGGGTCAGCTTGAAATTTCTGGGCTGGTCAGGAACGCCAAAGACGCCCAGCGGATGTACAACTACTGGGTGAGCCAAGAGGCGGAGATGCTGGCGCTGGCCCCAAAAGCACCGTTTATCGGCTACGGCGGTCAGTTTGAGGGTTACGAAGAGAAGTGGAAGACTGCCAACACGCAGAACTACCCCTATCTTGAGGTCAACCCTGATGTGACCGACGGAGCGGGCAATATTCTGCCGTTGCCGCAGCGGGCGCAGCCTCCGATGGCCCAAACTGGCTTGATTCAGGCCAAAATGGGGGCTTCTGAGGACATTAAAGCGGCTACAGGGCAGTACAACGCCAGCCTCGGAATGACGTCAAATGAGCGGTCTGGAAGGGCTATTTTGGCCCGTCAGCGCGAGGGCGACGTCGGTACGTACCACTACGTCGACAATCTGGCGCGGGCGATCCGTCACGTTGGGCGGCAACTGGTCGATCTGATCCCCAAAATCTATGACACGCAGCGTATCGCGCGGGTGATCGGGGTGGATGGCGAGTCGAAGATGGTGCGGCTCGACCCGAACCAGCCGGAACCCGTGCGAAAGATGGTGAACGAGCAAGGCGTGGTGGTTGCAAAGATCTACAACCCTGGCGTTGGCAAGTACGACGTCAAGGTCACCACCGGCCCGAGCTACCTGACCAAGCGTCAGGAGTCGATGGACGCAATGAGCCAGATTCTGCAAGGCAATCCAAACCTGTGGGCGGCGGCTGGCGATCTGTTTGTCAAAAACATGGATTGGCCAGGCGCACAAGAGATGGCGCAGCGCTTAAAGAAGATGATTGACCCCAAGCTGCTGCAAGAAGAAGACGATCCAGCCTTGCAAGCGGCCAATCAGCAGATCCAAGCAATGCAGCAGCAGATGGAGCAGATGTACAACATGCTCCAAAACGTCGGCAAGTCGATGGAAGCGCAGAAATTGCGCATTGACGAGTACAATGCGGAAACCAAGCGTATTCAAGCCGTGCAAGCAGGCATGACGCCTGACCAAGTTCAAGATGTTGTCATGCAGACGCTGAAAGACGTAATGACGGCTGGCGACATGGTGGTTGCTCAACAAATGGGTATGACACAATGAGCTGCGCA